CATCGAAGGATGCGTATACATGTAACGGGAACTGTGGAAGACGGGCTTCATGTAGTTACCGTTGATGAAGTAGTAGCGCGGGCCTTGGAAGGCGTCAGTGGTGGACTCCGTCTTAGGAGCCTCTGAGCCGTCCGCCTTTCCATAGCCAGCGTAGGTATCAAGAGCGACAACGCGCTCCAAGTCGATACCTGCAAACTGCGGACGCATGTATGCCGGGTCCTGACGACCCGCCGTTACAAAGGTGTCCTGCATTTCACGCAACTGCCGTGTATAGATACGCTGGCCAGCCTGACTACAGGCAATGAACTGCGCGTTCAACGACGGATTCTCGAAATACTCCTGGTGCGAAGGTGGAGGTGTAAACTGCACATCCATAAAGGTCTGATCCATCGCGCTGACAAGGCCGGTAGAATCATTTGCACCATCGGTGCTATACGAGTTCTGCTGCGGCTGCCACTTGGAGAACCCAGCGGCATTACTGGCGATTCCCTGGACGGTAAAGATTTCGTCCGTCGTAGTCGTGTGATAGGCACCGTTCGTACACTCGTTGATGAACATGGGAATGCTATACGGCCGTGTAGCCGCAGAGCCTTCGCCTTCCATCTCAGACGCACTTGGAATACGGAAGAGAGCATCTTCCATTCCGTTCAGGATCGAAGTCCACAAGCGTTGCTCTTTCGAGCGCTTGAGAGCCTTGAACTGCTGATGGCGAGCCCCACGGCCCATACCGCCACCAGTGTTCAATTCCACTTCCTGGTCGGTCCAAGACATGTGATCAACGCAGAAGCGCCAATCAATCTGCCAGTTGTCCAGCACCTGGGGGTTCTCCCAGGAGAAGGTCTCGTTGGGCTGGTAATACTGAAGACTGTTCTTCTCGTCGAACATCATCGTATCTTTGATTTTCGTCCCGCCCTGCACGACTTCTTCGGGGCCTTTGCCCTTCAGGAACCGGCGGAGCAGATAATTGTTACGACACGCCTCGTTCACGACATCTTGAGCAGATGTCAGGAACGACGGTCCCGTGGTATCAACAAAGTCGTTGAAGGTACTAAGCGCAGAGGCCATTACCGTTTCTCCTAAAAGTTAGCGTCCACCGAGTTCCCTTGCGCGTTGCAGACGATGCGGGTCGTCACCTTCGAGTAGCTCAAGGATCGCGTCCTCTCGCTCCTCCTGTGACATCTCCGCGTTCTTCGCCTTGCGTTGACGCTTGGGGGAATCCGGCAAACCGTTTCGCTGGTAGCGTTTGATGGTTTTCTGTGCAGACTTGGCTTCCTTAGAAAGCTCGTCACGAAACTCAAGAGTGATAGCCTCTTCCATGAGGGCCTCCGTGCTCTGGGTTTCCCCAGGCACATATAGCTTGGCCATTCGGCGTAATACCCGATCAACCTCATCACTCTCCGGGTCTGCGACTTGAGGATACTTCTCCTCAAGCCCCGCTCTTGCCTGCTCGACATCCCGCTTGAGGTTCGTCATTTGTATCTCCCGCAGTTGGTCTGCGAGCGGTGCAACGACGGCCTCGTACGACTTGGCGAGCAAGCCACTGCCTTCCTCATCTAGGCCAAGGTAATCAGCGAAAGGCTTTACGGCATCTTGCAGGTACGCCTCTGAGGGTTTGTCGGAGGCGGCCTCTGCTTGTTGGCTACCATCCTCCGAGTCCTCTGGGGTCTGCTCGTCCTCACCTTCCGTCTGAGACTCCTTGGCCTCGCGAACAAGACGGTCCACATCACCCTGCGACTTCTTGCGGTGCTCCGCTAGTCTCAGGATTGTTTCATCTGGTAGCGCTTCGAGGTCTTCGGGCTTGAACCCGTCACGACGAAGGACTGTATATGCATCTGCGAGATCGGGGGAATCCTCCGCCTCGCCTTTAGTTTCCTCTTTGGCCGTTGGTTCAGGCTCAGGCTTGGCCGCGACCTCCGGTTCTTCTGCAGGATCTAGCTCGTCGAGCACTGCGTCTTCGCGTGCTTCAACTTCAGCCTGGGCGGCCTCGTCCTGCTCTACAACTGGGGCTTCTGCTACTTCTTCATTCGCCATGATTACTCCTAGAGTTCGTTGTACTCAATAGTGGTGTCGTCTTCTCCACGCGCACGAGCCATGGATTCCTCGATCTGCTTGCGGTCTCCAAAGATAGGCTTGCCGTCAGGAGCGAACTCCCCACCGGCATCCTTGTGATGCTTCCAGTTACGCGGCAGTTGGTACGACTCAAAGCCGATATCAGGCTCGACAGAGATCTGCACGCCACCGTCATAGGGCACACTCTTCTCTACCTCTACCACCCTGCCGTCCTTCCATACAAATGTTCGTCGTGTCATGGCTGCCTCATATCAGGGGACATCTCTCCGGGTTGCGCCGAGGCCTGGAGCATCTGCCCCATCATCTCACCCATCTTGGGCACGGACTTGGTAGGGCGCGGCATATTTGACGGAAGGAGCAGGGCTCCCTCGACATCCTTTCCAAAGCGCGGTTGAGTCGCAGCAGGCTCTGGCGCGGCCTGGGACTCCTGCATACGCAAGAGGTCGTCGGCAAACCGCCCAAGAAGATTGGTCGTAACAAGCTCCGCGAGATCTGGAGAGTTCATCGCGTTCCCGATTTTCGCGAAGTGATCCTGCCAGGGGTAGTCGGGGAACTGCGCCATCGCGGGCAATGAGCCAATTAGTAATTGGTGCATCTCTAGCGCCCGCTTCTGCGCCAATCCCTCGCTTGCTCGCTCCATGCTGTAAGGCTCAATCTCTAGCTCTAGGTCATCGAATGAGTATCCAGACTCTTCCGCGTGCCCGCCTCCCTGGAATACGGCATTCGCGCCCGGTGGCAGGCCGATGTCTTTAAGTTCGTCCTCTCCAAGCGGGAACACGATCTCGTCATCGTGGTAGAGGTAGTACGCGACGGTAGTCAGCAGCTTCACGGTCGAATCCGCAAAGCTCTGTCTCACAAAAGCCATGCGCGTGTTGGCTGCCTCGCTCGCGATTGTGTGTTCCGTGGCCGTGCCCGCCCCGGTTACGGAGCCGCGAAGAGCCTCGTCCATCCCAAGCACGCGGTCGGCCCGTTGGCGGCATGTGGCGATCCATACAGCCTGCTGCTCCGTCTGACCACCCAACTCAAACTCCTGAACTAGCGCCTTCCCATCCTCGAAGGGCACTACAGCCACGAAGTCGTGGCCGGTGTTCTTGATTAGGTTGGCCGTTCTGGAATCGTTGGCCCCGATGATCCGCTTATGTTTCATCATGGCCTCGGATGCGGACAAAACATGGGCGTTTAAGTCCTGAATCTGCGCTTCTACCGCCGTCAGGGGCGACAGAGGATAGACATTATCTGGCACCTTATAGGCCCCATACATCACATACGGGCCTGTCCTGGGACCATAGTACGGCCTTGGGGCACGGATAAAGCTCGACTTAATCTTGTCGCCAGCCTCCATTTGGCGGCTATGCCCCAGAGCTTGGTTGATTCCCAATGTATAGATAGTGCCGTGGAACCCAGCATCCTCTCCCGGTTCGCCGTCTAGCTCAACCTCTGGCACCCAGACCTCGTAACACCAGATTTGATTCCTGTCCGAGTCATCCGTCTCTCCAAAGATACCCTGCGTCTTGGGATCTTCGCCGATAGACAGCCCCTCGATAGCCTCAACATCCCACCCACTGTCGGGATTATCCTTCGCCTGCTTGATGAGGTCTTCTTTGTCGCGGTGCCAGATGTGGCCGATGAACCGAGCGTCTGAAAAGCGCTGAGCCTCAGGGTCCACAAAGAATCGGCGCTGTGAAATCCGTTCGATCACCGGCCACTTAGGCGTCGCCTCCCTTATGGGGCTGTCCTCTGGCAGTGTCACGCCCTTATTCTCTTCCTGGCGCACGATGCATACCCCCCAGCTAAGGAGCATGTCAGTCGCAAGCTCGACCAGGGTGCGCCTCAGCTTAGCGTCACGGACCCATCTATTGAGCCCATGGCGCATAGCCTCGGCAACATCCTTCTGCACGCCAGGCCTGCGCGACTGGACCTGCACACGAGGATTGTCGAACACCAGTCGCGGAATCATCAGCGAGATGTACTCGTAGTAGGTGTTTTCTGGCGAATAGCCGTCCGAATGTGAGTCATTCTCGGCATACGCAGGCCCCGTGAAGTTCCGAACTTGGTCGTCAAGTTGAGATATGCGGGTATCGCGATACTTGATCGCGGCATCAATCTCCATCATCAGCTTGCTAGGATCAGTTGTAAGCATCTTCTAACCCCATCTCTTTGGCGTGAAGGTTCGTGTGTCCCAGTAGATTACCCCAGGTCCCAGACTCATACTCAGGCGGTAGCTCAGGCACAGACATATCGCGGTTCCATAAGAACATGGCGGCATATCGCAGAGCATCGACTCCGTGATCTGAGCATGTGGGATCAGGGCGCTCCTTTGTCGGCCTACCCTCGCGAGATTTAGTCCATACATAGCTAGATAACTCCTCTAGCACGCTACATGGCTTCATGGCTTGCACCCGATTCTTGTCTCTACCTTGCAGGCAGTCTCTGGCCATGAAGATACGCGGCCCATTATCAGCCGGGGAGAACGCCCACCGCACCATATCTATACCTGTACGGATGGCATTCTTCGCCTTGCGTGCAATACGGTCGCCGTCACGCCCGCGAGCGGCGCCAAGCCTATCATTGAAGACCCGGATGTATTCCGGCTCGGACGGGTCACAAACAAGCGCCTGAAGCGTGAACTCCCGCTGGGCCTCCATGACTCGCTCGGCCCACCAGTCCTGGTTCTGGTCAGTCTGGTAGATTTCTTGCAGCAGATACATGGCGTCATCCTTTACACCCCACACCTGTAGGGTTCCTGGGTGGCGCAGCCCCTTGTCGTAGCTGGCGAAATACCACTTCAACTCAGGAATGTCCTCGCGATCCACGATATGCACCGACGGGTCGAAGTCCTCAAAGATCACCCCCTCCTCGCTGGCCCATTTGCCCTCATACAGGTTCGCCCGTCTCGCCCCTGTGAGGCCGTGGAGTGTGCCGCCAACATAGGCACTCCCCTGCTTAGTCCATTCTTCCTTGTCGTGGTCCCAGTAAACCGGGTTGTCCTTATGCCGCGAGAGCAGACGCACCTTCTTGTCGGCCCTATGCCTGTCCGGCACCTCGCGGAACCCCGGATCGAAGTGAGTGTTTAGCCAGTGGAATTCGCCAGCCGGGTTCGTGTCAGCAATGCGCATCTGCCACGGCATCTTGAAGTTACGGTTAGCGCGAGCCAACCACTCCCAGGTATCTGCACTGATCTCCCTAGCCTCGAAGACCGCGATCACATCGTATTGCGTCGAGAAGGTCTTTTCTGGTTTATCGAGTCCGCCTACCACCATGTGCGATCCGTTCGGATATTGGTAATTTTGGCGCGTATTGCGGGAAGCGGACCCGTGTACTGCGGGGTGCCCCGGCCAGAGCACCTCCTGTTCGTATGTCACAAGAACTGACTCGGCGAGAGACTCTCGTGTTTGTCTCAACATGAGAACGCGAATGCCAGCATACTCCTCGCACAGGTAGTTCAGGTATTCCAGCAGCGCTCGTGTCTTGCCTGTACCGGCAGGCCCTTCAAGCAGTAGCTCGGAGGGTCGAAGGAACCACAACTGGCGGGCTGCACCATAAGGGTTGTACTGGTGGACGATGGTCTTTGACATTAGGCACCCACCATCGGCTTGACGTAAATGATTGAAGCCCAGCGGACGTTGCCATAGCTAACAGATCCATGAGCGGAGTCTGTGGTCGCAGCAGTTAGGCCAACATCAAGCTCGATCTTGTAGCGGTTGCCGCCCTTCATCCAAGATTGGGAGCCCAGTCTGTAGAAGAAGTTGTAGCCCGTTGAGTCCACGCCATTCCAGAACCCATCCGTAAGAAGGGTGCCCGATGTGTCAGCCAGCATCAGGTGTTTGGCGATATTGGCGGCGGTGTTAGTGACCGTATCCGTAAATACCGCATCATTAGCTACAGCCGCACTGGTGCCCAAGTTATACACCTTGACCGACAGCCAATCAGTTCCCCCGGCCCCATCGGCGTCAACGTCGGCCCTGGTAACCAGCACGCCGTCCGCACGCAGCACGCGATAGGTGAGGAACCAGTCGTTCCCCTCCATCACTTCGCCTGTACTGACTATTGATTTGCTTGGCATCGGTGTTCTCTAGTGGTGAAAAGTGGTGACCCTTTAGCCCGAAAAAGCCTCGGGGCCACCACTAGCAAGGGTGCCCCTCTCGATCATGGCGCTCGAAATACTGGCAACCTCTATGCCGCCCTGGGCTGTCGCGCTTCGCTCGGAAATGCCTGTTACGACAGTGTCCCTCCCTAGAGCGGCGGTACTTACTTGTCCGCGCTGGGGACCTCCTGACACAGCAGCCGCTCCCTCTGTTGCAGATGACACAGCACTCTGCCGCTGAGTTAGGCCAGAGCAAACTGCATACGCTTCGACACCGCTAGAAGACGCAACACCGCGAGATGCCACAGCCGACATACACGGAGTAGCGGCTTCTGGTGCGCCGGATGTGACTATACCCCGTGGCGTATAGGGTATTAGTATGAGCCTTGTGGGCGCTAATGCCGCGCTAGTGATCGACGCTACCGGTACAGGCGCACTAAGTGTGCCGAATGTTGTCGCCGGGACAGCCTCAGCAGATGCAAACGTAGTCGTCGGCGCACTTACGTTGATCGCGCCAAAGGTGGTGCCAGGAAGCACAGGCGAGCTTGCAAAGCTGACCACCGTAACGGCACGTTTGTTCTCTATCGGGGTCGCAAGGTTCTTATTGGACCGAATCCCAATGGTCTCTACTCCAAGCGATTCGTTTTTCCCGAAGTGAAACCCCCACCAGATAGCTGATCCCAGCGTGACCGTCGATGCCTCAGTCGTCGTTATCGTCGTGGTTTTCGTTCCGGTTGCAGCAAGAATCGTATTGATCCCGGTCTTAGTGGCAATCGTGGTGTAGACGCCACCGTATACCGCGCATATCTGCACCGAATCCCAATAGATCGCGGTGTTGGCTGACGAGACACTAAACCTACAGACCCATTCACCAGCTTCCCATGTGGTCGTCTCCAGTGGAGAGCCGTAATCGGACGCTATACCATGCCACTGCGCCAAACACTGCACCGTGGCTAGGTTACGACCACCCGAAGTCCCGCCGTCAAGCGTTAGGGTGCGCCCTGTGTTTGCTGTAGAGGCATCAACCGCAGCAAACCACTGAGCGCCATTCGACGCCGTAGGGGGAGCCTCACTCCCAGATGGCATACACACGTCTTGTATGCTGCTCGGGGAGCCGCTATAGATTTGTTTGAAGACGAGGCCCATCAGGTTAGTGTGATTACGCCCGTAGAGTCCCAAACGAACGTGACATTGGAGCCG